CCCAAAACGCATCCCAAAGGAGGGGGCGTGGGAAGGTCGGAGCCTTGCTCATCAATCCCTTGGCGAACTCCACGCCCTTCTCAGCATCGGCGCTGATTTCAGCGCCGCCGTTCGTCCACCAGTCGAGAAAGGCTATTAGTTTCCCGCGTCTTCCACCTTGGTAGCTGCTGGGGTGACTGCGCGATAGTAGCGGACGTCCTTGCTTCGGTCGATAAGCTCGTTGGTGAACCAAGCATTGTCCTCGTCGCTCAGATAATCGAAGGCCAGTTCCTTACTGAATGGGATTGGCTTGTCGTCAGCGTCGAGAACGCCTTCCCAGTCATGCACGCACATCTGTGTGAACGCATACAGCTGAGCATTCTTGCCCTTCGCCTGTGGATCAGTCGAGTGCTCGCGCTCGTAGCGCTCGGTCTCTACCTTGAGGAACTTGTTGTGAACGTCGAATAGCGAAGTGGTCCAGGTGCCGTAGTCGTTGTCGTTCGGGTCAACGATGTGGTGGGGAACGCCTTTGGCGGCCTTGTTGGCGTCAAAGCGAACATGCTTCTTGAACACAGGCTTGGTAGTCTTGGTAGTCATCTTGTAACCCCTTTGTTGAATTGCCCACTATTTATTGGGAGGGGTCAGACGAGAATGGCGCAGCCCGAAAGCTGCGCCACCCTACCAACCTCTTGCAAAGGGGTTCTGGTTGGAAGTCTTATAGCTGGGTGATGTAGAGGTCAGTTGCCTGAGTTGCATCGTAAGCTGCCGTGACTTCGATGTTCACGAACGCGCTCTCGCTGTCGAACTCTGTGGTTGGGATCGAAGCGAAGCCAGCTGGAATGAAGACGCCGTAGCCGTTGCCAGCTGCGCCGATGGTGAAGCTGAAAGCCTGAGCCTGTCCGGTCAGGAGCGCGTCAACTGCAAAGCTCTCGCGGTATGCCTTGAGGGTCAGCTTGACAGTGCGGGTGCCGTTGGTGCCGATGCCGATTGGGGTGTTGGTGCCCAGCTTGCCGCGCGCAACGCGATCCTGCGTCACTTCCAGGTTCAGTTCAGTGAACTGGATGCTGGTGTTGCCCGCAACGCTGACTGCCGACACTTCTGCGCCAGCGAACTCGTATGCGGTGCCAGGAAGCGCAGTGACGACCAGGGCGCTGTCAGTGGTGGCCTGCGTCTGCACGGTCGAGAGCAGATCGAACGAGATGTTCGCCTCGTCGCCGGCCTTCACGCTGATGGACATCTTGTTGACCATGCAACCCGAAGCTGCCTCCAGCATGGCCGAACCAGCTGCGCCAGCCTGGAGCAGGGAGAGGACCGAGAAGGTGCTATCGGTCAGACCCGCCTTGAGGGTCTTGGTGCCGGTGGTGGTGAACTTGCCCGAAAGCGCGCTCTCCATGAGAGCGAGATACACAGGCGCGAACTGGAGGCGCATGTCGAGAGTGCCAGTGCCAGTAATCATGCCACGGCGCATACCGTTGCCAGCGCGGCCAGGACGCTTGGTGTTGGAAGCGATCTCGTTCGCGACAAAAGATGGTAGGGACTGGTCGGCCTTTGCAGGCACCTCGAAGCGCGATGCGCCAGTAGTTGGAAGGACGCCAGCAGTCACCTCAGGAACGAGAGTGAAGGTAACGTCAGAAGGATTAATCAATGCCATGCGGCCTCCTCAAAATAGTCTGACGAGCCGCAAGTTGGCTCGTGACTATTTATTGGGGGCAGTGACTTGTCAGCTTGTGCGCCTGTTGGAGTGCCAGCTGAACTGCGCGTTGATTAGGTGGAACTCGACATCGCCCTTCTTGTAAGTGCTGCTCTGGCTCTTGAGGTTGTCCACGACTAGCTTCTTGTCGGGACTGCGCCAGCCACGAAACAAGTCGTTGAACTGCACCTGCACGTCGTCACCCGGTCCAGTGTAGAGACCCTTGGGGACGAAAATCTGGAGAGTGGCGGTGCCATACTGAGTGACCATGAAGTCGGGACCGATCGACTTGGTAAGCGACAGGCCGGGGTTGATGACCCAGCGCGTCCACACTTGTGTATCGTCGATGTCCTCGTCGGGCTGGTTCTCAACGAGGGTCTGCAATTCCTCGACATCCATGTTGTCGAAGAAGCGGTCATTGAGGGCGGCCTTGTCTAGGTGGAGCACTGGTTAGCCTCCCTTCACGGCGGCGGTGCAGGCGTTCTCGATCCAACCGGCTGGAGCCTGCGGGCTGTGGCCATGCGCGAGGGGCACGGCATATTCGGTTGCGTTGGCGACAGTGCCGTTCTCAAAAGGCTTCGTGGGCGTCTCGACCGTCCACGCTGCGCGGAATTGACCGCTATCGACGGGGCTGGCCATCACCACGTTGCGGTGCGCGTCGAGCGTGACCTTCGCGGCCACCTCAACATGCTTGTCCTCGATCATCTTCTTGATCGCGCCGCGCTTGCCAATGAGGTCGGATAGGTCGATCTTCATCACGACACCTCCGCGACGTAGACGATCGCTTTGCCCTGAGGCGCAACACGGGTGACGTTTCCGATCGTCCAGGTGACAGCGCCCTGGCGCAGCTGGTCGCCCTCGCGAGGCTCTACGAGCATCGTAGCGGCGCTTTGCAGCGTCTTGCGTCCATCGACACCCTGGATAGCGATCGGCCCCACAGCGGCCCTTACAGAGCGGCTAGAGGGGGCGAGCTTGGGCGCAGCGCGTCCCGCGCGCTTTGCGTCGATCGAAGCGGCAGCTGGTGCGGCACTGATGAGGGTGGCGTTGCTGCCAAACTCGTCCAGCATCTCCACGACCAGGGGGTAGAACTCGTCGTAGAGGTTCATCCAGTCACCTTGCCCTGGTAGAGCGCAGCGGTGGACGACACGAGCAGGTTGCGGATAGCGGCGGTGATGTAGGGATAGGGGTCAGACGGCCTTGCCTCGTATTCGACCTCCTTCTTGAACCCTGCGCCTTCCTTGACCTCCTTCTTGATCGAAGGGGCCGCGCTGTTGAGCGCAGGAGCATCGTTCTGGAAGATGGAAGCGAGGCGGCAAACCAGTCCGTCGAACATGCGCTGCTCGTCTTCAGTCAGGCTGGCGCGGACAGGATAGGTCCCGCGAATGTAGTCCTCCGCATCGGAGAGCAGAGCGCGGGCCTGAGCAGCGGACAACTCGCTCCAAGCCTCGTTGCCACGCACCTCATTGTAGGTGTTCGATTGTTCAAGTGTCGCCATGTCTACCTCCGCGACTATTTAGAGGTTGCCAGTCATGGCGAAGGCCGCACCCTGGAGTGCGGCCTTGCTGTTTGGGTTAGGGCAGGAACTTGTAAGCGCGGAAGCCAACGTCCTTGATGTCTGCAACCTGCGTCCAGTTTGCAGCGGTCGCCAGACCAGCAACGCCGGGCTTTGCGGAGCCGGTGTAGCTGAAGCCCTGAGGAGCAACGACCATCGAGAGACGAGTGCGGAGGATTTCGCCGCCGCCGCCGTTACCGGCGTCTGCGTCGCGCTTGATCTCCATGCCGGTGGTGCCGGGAACCAGACCTGCGCCGAAAGCAACGCAACCGTCCTGCATGATGACGATCGTGTCGTCACCGTAAGCCTCGGTCAGGAGCAGGCCATAACCAGCGAACTGAGCAAAGCCCAGGTCGGTGTCAGCAGCTGGAACGTAGGCGTTCTTGTTCAGCTTCTGCAGCTTCGCCAGGGTCTTACGCGACAGGGCAATGGTCTTCTTCGCGCGTGGGTCGTCCATCGTCGCGGCTGCGTCGATGATCTTGTCCAGGTCGAATGCAGCGGTGTTGACGCCGGTGGTCAGAGCAGCGGTCTTGGCCAGTGCGCCCTTGATGGATGCAACTGCCAGGTTCTCGCTGACTTCGTTCCAGTAAAGTGGGATAGCCGAAACCAGGCCGCCCTTGACGTCATACTTGGTGACGAGGCGCACGAGGTCAGTGTAAGCCCAACCCCAGTTCAGGTCATGGCGCAGCGCCATGTAGGGCGAAGCGGTGATTTTACCAACAGCGCCCTTCTCATCGAAGTCATCCGACGAGTAGTTGAAGGTGCTGGTGTCCACCTTGTTGATGAAGTTGAGGCCCTGGATATACGAGCCGCCCTGCATCAGCAGGTCAACTTCTGGGCCGGTCACTGCAACGCCCGAAGAGACGAGAGCGTTGTTGGTGCGGAAAGTCTTCTGAACGACGTTAGCGAGAACGCCTGGGTTTGCGACTAGGTCCGCAATGCGGGTCTGAACAGTCATATAGAACTCCAACAGTTGGGGAGACGGACCCCAAGTGTCAGAGGGCCGTGAGCCAGTTCGTTGGCTCACGACTATTTATTGGACTGGTAGAGTTGGCCTGTTGGTCAGGACTTCAAGTCGTCACGTCCCCACTGATCCGCGAGGGCGTTAGCTGCCGCCTTGTCGGTAGTGGTCAACTGGAAGAACTTGTTATACTCGTCGGCAGTCTCAGGTGCCTTGGTGAAGTCACCGGCCTTGCTGCCGTCGTTGCCTTTTGCCAGACCGCCCGTGTTATTGGCTGCGCGGACGTAGGAGAGGCCATCCTTGGCGAAGAAGGACTTCGCGTAGGCATCAACCGTCTTGCCGCCGATGGTGGGTTCTCCGTCGTCGCTGAACTCCACATCTGCGCGGAGTGCCTTGCTCAGAAGTGCAACGTGCTTTGCGTCCACGTTGGCAGCGGCAATCGCAGCGTTGATGGCATTGTCGGCGCGATAGTCGCGCAGCGACTTGGCGGTGCTGTCAGCGCGATCGTTCGCAGCCTTCAGTTCGCGCTCTGCCTTCTCGGCGCGCTTCTGCATCTTCTCAAGTTCAGTGGAATTTGCGCTGTTAGCCGTCTCGGCTGCTCGCTCGGCGTCTTCCTCTGCCTGCTTTGCGCGGGTTTCTGCGTCCTTGAGCTTGCGGAGTAGTTCAGCGTTCTTGGACTTCAGACCAGAAACGTCCTCAGTCGTGGTATCAGTGTTGTCGCTCATAGCGTCCTTTCGGCCCCTGGGGCTTATTGGGTGCGGCCTTGCCGCGTTCCAGTCCCGACCTAATCAGGACTGCCCACTATTTAGAGGAGGCCGGGATACTTGGATCGGAGTTGGTCGAGCGTTAGGACAGTGCCATCACTGCGGATGAACTGATCCAGGTCCAACTTGCCGGAACGCCACAACTCGGCACGCGCTGGACCGAGTATCTTGTCCTGCATGGCCGTGCCCTTCATGGTCAGCCACTTCGCGAACGTGGTGTCGCCAGCTACCTGTCCGTCCATGCTTGCTCGCTTGCCCGGTGGTAGTTCGTCCTTGTCCACGCCAAGTTCGCGGAAGGATTTGGTTACGGCTACGGAGAGGCTGCGGCAGCGGATGTGGCGGGGCGGGATTGGGCCTTCGCCAATGGGGAAGACCTGACCGGAGAGCGATGCACAGGTGATCGTCGTGCGGCTGTCCAGGGTGGCGAGATACTGCCAGCCCTTGATGAGGTGGTCGTTGGCCTTCCATGTCGCCTGCGCGGCTACGTTGGAGACGTGATTGACCGACGTGCGGACGATCGACTGCGCGGAGCGGCGGCTGATGTCCAGGACGCCATCGCTGTATTGCGCGGCCTTGGTGCCACGGATGCGGCGAACGATCGTGTCGGTGCTTTCGCCCTGCAACATACCCTGGCGCACGGCGGCGTTGATGCGCTCCGCTCGTCCAGCCTCCATGCCTTCTGCCCAGCTGGCCAGGAGCCTGCCTTCCATCGGCGTTTCGGTTACGATCGCGCGGAGGCGTTCGGGCGCGGGCACAACTGTGGAAAGGTCAGCGCCGATCGACGCGACGAGCGCCTTGCGCTGGAACTCGGCTTCCGTGCTGCTGAACTCGACCAGCTCGTCCACGAGTGAGACGGTCAGGCGGTCGTAGATCGCGCGGTTGATCGCGCGAACCTCCTCACGCATCTGCTGTAGGCGGGCGGTGGTCGCGGGGCCGATGTCAAAGCCGCGCTCCTCGATGGCGGCTAGGCGCGCTGCCAGCTTTTCGACAATCTCGGCATCTGCGCTGTTGAGCAGCCGTAGCAGCTTGTCAGCGAGGCCGGTGCCGTATTGCTGGAGCAAGAGCGCGTGCTGGATCGCCCTGTCTTGCAGGGCTTCGTTGACGCTCGGCATTACAGCGTCTCAGTCGTCGGCCTGTCGATGCTGTCCTGCTCGATGCGGGCCTTCTCGGCTTCCGGCGTCAGGCTGCTGTTCACGACACCAGCGTCACGACGCTCGTAGAACCAGTCTTCCCAGGAACGTAGGCCAGCCTGCAACTCGGCCATCGCGACCTGTCGCTCCTGCGCGCTCATTCCGCGGTTCTTGTAATCCGTGTTGAGCGTAAGGGTGACTTCCTGGCCGGTGAAGGCTGCGCTGCCCGGCGTCATCCACCATGCCATGCGGGATAGCGCGCGGCTGATGCGACCCGCGTAGGTCAGGGCCAAGCTGGCGGTGGTGCTGTCCTCGGCCGCGTTACGCATCGCGACCGTGACCTCTGCCTCGGGCGCTACAGCCTCGGAGGCGAGCATACGCGCGCCGACCTTGGCCATCTGATCCTCTAGGTCTTTCTTGGTCTGGCGCAGGTCGCTGGCCATCTTGCCCTCAGGCTCCAGGAAGCCGAAGTCGCTCTCAGCGTTGGGGAGGAGCAGGTAGCCGCCTGGGCCGAAGTTCAATTCGGGCATGACGGTTGTTTCGACGCCATCCACTATGCGCTTCTCAGGCTCGATGCCCTTGAGGACCGGAACGAGGCCGGAGCCGAAAACCTGCAATGCGTTGATGCGGCCCTGCGCGACGAAATGCGCGATGTTCAGTCGCGACACGTCCTCGAGGACGCTTGACTGCGGAACCGCTGCATTGTTGTCGCTGACAATCTCAAAGGGGATCTCGTCCAGGGGCACGCCATCCTTCTGTGGAGTGCGGCTCTCGACCTTCCATGTGCCGTCAACACGGGTGTGGACGCGCTGCTCGTAAACGCCGTTGACCAAGCGCAATTCGAGAACGCGGTCCTTGCTCTCTAGGAGGCGGACGCGGACCTTCTTCTGCTGATTACGGACAAGGCCGCGCGTGACTTCCAGGATGCTCTCTAGGGGGAAGACGTGCAGGAAGGGGCGGAAGCCCTCAAGCAGGGCGTTGTCGGCGTTCAGTTCGCGACCAGCCGGCGGCGCGGGATGATCGGTGAGCAAGCCGGTGAAATTGGTCTGGAACGTGTCATAGACGATGTGCTCGGCGGTGCTGCGCCAGTCGTCGCCCTGAGGGGTGAGCACGTTCTTGATGGGATCGAGCGCGGTGCCGTTGAGGACGACGTTCTTCGCAAACATCAGACCGCGACGGCCCTGGGCAGTGCGGGAGGTTGCGGGGAAGAACGGAGTGGTTGCTAGAAAGCGCTCGTATTCCTCGTTGGACTGGTTGGCGCGAAAGCGAGGAAGATAGGCTTCCCTGTTCCGCTTGATCGCATACTCGCCACCCACAACATCGCGAACCAACTTGGCGCGCTGATGCCAAATGGCCATTTCTGGAGTTGGTTCGTCGATGTTCATGGCTTCTCCCAAAAGGTGTCCACTATTTAAGCGGAGGGAGGAGCCTCAGATTACCAAAGGCCGGGTGCCGCGACTGTCCACATGCCGCGTGGCATCTTCTTCTCGTGGCCCAAGTCCAACAGTTCAGTAATGCCCCAGACTACCGCGTCCATGCGGTCAGGAGACTTCCTGCGCGACGCAGGCGAACCGAAGTCGCACATCTGCTGTTCCAGTTCCTTGTGGGTGCCAACATGGTGGATAACGCCGCGCTCGTAAGCCGCGCTGACTGGTTCCGCGCGGGACGCTTTGCCGCCAGTGGTTGCGGTCGCAGATACGAACTTGAGGGGCACGTTGGGGAAGTGGCTTCGCATTGTGCTTTCCAGCCAGAGGCCGCCCTGGTTCTTCTCCATGATGACGCGGCTGGCGCCCCAATCCTTGTAAGCCTGGGTCACTACGCCACAGACCTGATCGGGCGTGCCCCTGAGGCTGTAGTCGGCGAGGATGTAGACATGACCATCTTGGGCGAGGCCCTGGACCGTGATGCCGCTGAGATCGCTCTTAGGATCGGCGGTAACGGCTGGATCGACGCTAACCGTGACGCGGTTCAATTCGATATCGTGGGATACGAGCAGCGCCAGTGTCTCGCTGGGTTCAACAACCGTGGATGGCTTGGGGATGCGGTGATCGCGGAACAGGCTCTCGGTGAACAGCGCATTGTTGTTCTCGTCGGACCACTCACCAAGGACGTAGCGGCGGCGGCTGGCTGCGCTACCTGCGCTCAAACTGTCTAGGTAATCCTCGTGTAGGTTGGCCGCGTTGGTCTCTGCATTCATCTTGAACGCTACCCACTGGTCCGCGTTGTGGAGTGCATCGCCGTCCTCGGGGTTCACCTTCTGGATGAACGCCTTGTATTCCCAATCGCTGTAGAAGCGCGGGTTGCAGTCAAAGAACATCTTGTTGGTGAGGACTTTGCCGTCAACGGTCTCGGTCCTGGCACGCAGACGAGATAGCAGGGTGGACACCTGACTGTAGGACAGGCCATCCTCGTTGCACTCGTTGATCCAGATGGTGTTGAACTCGTCACCCAGCACCTTCGTCATGCGGTTCTCGTCCAAGCCGTCAAAGAACAGCTTGGAGCCATTGGGCAGAGTGACCGTCATGGTGGACAGGCTGATGTCGCACTGGTCCTTTAGACCGGGCCAACTCTTGTCCAGCACCTCATGTAAAGTCTTGTCAAACAGCGTCTTCTCGCACGAGTTGCGCGTAAGACGGAATATTGCATGACGACTACCGGGTGCGCGGTTGGCCCGCTCAAAAATCACATCAAGCCAGAAGTAGCTCTTGCCGCCGCCCGAACCTCCATAGGACAGGAGGAACTTGTTCCCAGGAGTGGTGACGATCTTGTGCGCTGCCACCTGATCGGAGTTGCGCTTGCTAATGTCGTGGCGGATGCCTTGCGGCTTGGAATTCCCTTGCATCCACTATTTACAGGGAGTGCAAATCCGCAGATGACAGGTAACTGGTCAGTCTCTACTATGCTGCCCAACCAAGGGGAGAACAATTGGTGTTTAAAAGGTTATTCCTGGGTTTGGCGCTCGTAGCAGCACCAGCGGCCGCGCAGATGATTGACTTCGACCGCTACAAAGTGCCGCTTTACACTGGCCCCCGTGCTCAGCCGGTCTTTGCGGGGCAGGGTGCGAAGTTCGCGCGGATGCAAACCCGTATTCGCGAGGCGTTCGTGGCTAACGCGATCGCTGCGGGCCACTATGTCGTCGCCCAAATAGGCTGCGGTAGCGGCTGCACGTTCAACATTGTTGGAGATGTTCGCACCGGTCAACTGATGGAGTTTCCGCTCGGAGGCGAAACATACCAGGGGCTCAGCATCCTAACTGATCCTAAGAGCAAGCTGTTCACGGCTCGGTGGGGCTTCGATAACTGCACGACGCGCACCTACTCGCTTGAGGGCACGAGGTTCGTGAAGATCGGAGCGGACGAGGTTGAAAGCAAAGGCTGCTACTGAACGCCACCTAGTTTAAGGCTTCTTCACCGGACCTTTCTGGGTGTTAATCGCCTTGACCTTGGCCATGATGTCTGCCGTGGTGGTGTCGTAGAGATTGTTCAGGACCAGCTCCACCATATCGAAGGCGTCGAACACGTCGTCGCGGGTAAGTCCGCCCGCGTGACTGCCGCTGTTGCCTAGCCACTTAACGGCCAGCAGGATTTCAGCGTTCTTGGCATCCTTTTTGCCGAACTCTTCAATGCGACTGTGGAGCGATTTGAATGCGGGCGGAGTGGCTTTGCTCACACCCTGTTCGTCCATCAGATACTCCACAGCCTGACGAACTTGGTTGGCTGCGCCCTCTGCGCTCTGCCAAATCAAACTGCCAGCTTCACGCAGACATCCCTTCACCAAGTCAGGGGTGTCCTCCGGTGGGCGGATAGGCAGAGGCGCGGGTGACAAGCTGCGCGGTTCAAAGTCCTCAAGCCATTCGCGCGTTTGCTCGCCCTGATGATCCCAGTCGTAGACTTCGGTGATCGACACATCGCCTTGGATAGCGACAACTTCGCCGCAGTTTTTGAAGTTGCAGGTGAGGAGGGCAGCAAACCGCCGCTCGATCCACTCCGGGTCCCATTCCTCATGAGCGTGCGCGGCTTTGCTGGGACCAGTTTCGACGTTCAGCAACTTCTCTTTGTCGAGTTGCAGATGGCCCTTGCCGCATGTGGGGCAGGGCCATTCGGGAAACTCGGTGAAGTGCCTTGCGTAAAGGGAGCGTTCCACGGTCATGCGGCGGTCATAACCAGGTTCCACGAGGGTGGCGAGAAAATCTCAGGCCGGGTGTCTGGTTTTACGAGAGTGAAGATAGATATGCTGCCCCACCCAGGGGCCATGAGGGTGGAGGGGTATATACCCGCTGGGTCTGGCTACCCGACCAGACGCCGCACCGAGTTGGCGTGCCATGCACCGCCCCGCGCGGTGGGGATGCCAAGCCCGTTGAGGTAGCTCGCGATGCCCTGGAGTGTGGTGTGACCAGCCGCCTTCGCCGCCTCCACATGGGGCAACAGATCGGCCCTGCGCTCGGCTGCTCGCCCCTGACGGCTCTCAATGCTCCTCAGACGCCCTGAGACGCCCGCTGAGGATAGGTTGCCCCGATCCCCGCCCAGCTTACGTCCTCGCGCCTTCGCCGCTGCTAGGGCTTCTCTGACTCGCGTAGAGATCATCTTGCGCTCGGCCTGTGCCACGGCTGCTAGGACGTGGATGGTCAGTTCATTGGCTTCTGGCATGTCGGCACATACAAAGCGGATGCCACTGTCCTGTAGTGTGGCGAGGAAGGCGACGTTGCGGCTTAGCCGATCCAGCTTAGCCACCAGTAATGTCGCGCCAGTCAGGCGGCACAATGACAATGCGGCTTGGAGTTGTGGCCTGTCGTTACGTGCGCCGCTCTCGATGTCCTGATACTCTGCGTGTGGCGGACTGCCGTTGAGGTATGCAGCCACAGATTGCCTCTGTGCCTCAAGCCCTAGTCCACTGCGACCCTGCACTTGTGTGGACACTCGATAGTAGGCAACGAACATGGGGCTTCCTCTGTAACAAGGGGTCTTGCTACAGATGTAAAGTCATCGGCTTTGCAGTCCTACCACTCAATGAGCGTCATACAGGGCCGTGCGGGGGTCTGGCTATCAGGTGTGCTGCCGGGGCGCTCTGACCCTGTGTGACCCCTCTACGGGGCAGGCTTCCACAAGTGTAGGTCAGTCATGGAAAAGCCCGCTGGCATCTTAACCTACCAACGGGCTTCCCTTGCGACCTACCTAAGTTGCGTCTCAGCTAGGTTGTCTCTTGTATAACTTCGCAGGACCATCGCGTCTATAACTCAAACGCCATCACCGCCTTCACCCTCGATCGTGTTCCAGTCGATGATGACAGGTTGGACCTGCACGACATCCATCTGCACCTTGTCGCCGTAGCGTCGGCGGTTCTGAACCGCGCCGGGTTTGTCGGAGGCCCCAACTCCTGAGAGGAAGGGGCTATGACGAGCAAGACGACGAACAAGTTCTCACCTGAGGTGCGCGCCCGGGCGGTG